TTTTGATATTTCTGTTAATGTATTAGATTTCTGTAAAGGTTGATTATATTTTTTATTAAATTTCATTTTGTAAGTTTGAACCATTATATATATGGAACATAAAAAAAACTAAATTAAAAAATTGTAAATTACAATTATACATTATATACTTCAATGTACCCATCTTGAAGACGAGCAATCCGTAGATATTCACAGAAAGACCTCATTACATTAACATTAGCCTTCAAATCTGTAGCCTTAACATGAACCTCTATACCTCGACTACCAACCCTTCCACCAGTAAGACGAGTAGATTGGAAGAAGAAATTACCTTCAAATCCAGCCTTTTGGTCTCTTCCTTCATAAGTAGTTGAAGTAATAATATCTCCAGCATTACTATATTGCTGGTCAGTAAGAAATGGAACACCTTCAGCATCAGTTAATAGACTAAATAATCGTGCAGTATTCTGTACATTTGTAGGGAATTCAAATCTATCATTATATCTTAAATTATATTCTATACCACCAAGGACACCAGTTCCACTTTTAGCAAGACCAAAAGATACACCAGTTCCAGCCATATTTGTTTCACCTTGACCAGACTGATTAAAAGAAGTAAGAACACGAGATACAAGACGATTAGCCATACCTACATTTCTTACAATATTTCTCATAGATGCTTGACTTACAGATGAAGAAGCCAGACGATAATCTGGGAAACTAAATGATAAATCTTTATTTTTTTCTGCATAATCACTCATTTCACTTCCATCACCAAAATATAAATAATCAGCACAGAATTTTAATTCATTTCTATCAATTAAAAATGGTTGAGAAGCTGTTTGTCCATTTGCTATAAATCCACGATTATTAATAGAAGGATGGAAAGTAAGTTCAATATTAAGGGGTTCTTTAAACATATATAGAGGAAGTTGATGCTGTTTAAGGAAGGGAAACAAATCCGATAAATCAATTTGATAAACTGGACTTTCAGCAATAGTTGAAGCACTTGTATTATCCATTACAGCAAAAGGTTGCATAAGAAGTCCAGCTTCATCATTTGTATATTCACGACCATTACATAGACCATAAGTTCCAGCAAGATTATTATTTGTAGAAGCACTTCCAGTAGCAGTATAAAGGAACTGATTATCCATACATCTACCAGTTGTATATTGTTCTCGTTCTCTCTGGACTTCACCAGATAGTAGAGATGATTTTAGTTGATGGAGGAATGACCAATCTTGAATTTCATTAAGAGTTTGATTACCTACTTTAAGAACAGCCTTCTTTACAACTTGTGCAATACCAGTACATACATTTACACCTCCACGAGTTCCAGATGGAATAAGAGATACAAATAGTTTTGAATTAGAATGTAGGAAGCCTTTATTCTGTAGAGTAAATCTACAAAAACCATCGACAGTTGAAGAGGATGGGTCATTGAATACAACTGGTTCCAGCAAATCAGTTTCGATTTTCATCATACCAGTAGTACCAATTTGACCAAGTTTAATAAAATCTGGAACAGCACCTTGTCCTTGTTTAACTGGTTTAGGTTCATCTGGAGAACTCATGGGTTTTTCAGTTTCACTCATTTTATATTATATATAATATTTTATATATAACATAAATAAAAAAATAAAATTAAAAAGTAGAGAAAAGAAAATTTATAAAAAAAAAAGTTAAAATTATTCGTGTGTGTTGCTGTCCCATACAGCTATGAACTTATTATTTTTAAAGGTGTGCTCTGATGTGTGTTTCCACGTATCACGTTGCCCCCACGGAGTATTTTCCTCCTCATAGGTCTTAGCCCAACCACACTCACGACATTTAATAATGTGCTTCATACATTCATTCAACCGAGACTTTGATTGAGCTACTTCTCGGTCAGTGTTAATCTTGATGACCTTCATAATAAGGTCGTTAGGAAGTCCAGCAAAGATTGAAGGGCTCATTTTATTAGTTATACTATATGTACGAAAATAATGTTTAAGTATTAACGGGGTCTATACTACTTAAGGGACTACTCACAATAGAAGAAGTCTCCATCCATCTTTACGGATATTATCTCCTCATCATAATCAAGCTCTTCTTCACTTGAATATATACTTTCTTCTGTCTCATAATTAGGGTCATCTATCATCTCATAATATTCTTCTGTTATTTGTTGTAGTAAGTCTTCAATTCGTTTAATCATTTCAGTATCACCTCTTTTTGCATAAAAACTTATAACTTCTTTCCATTCTTCTTCATCCATATTATTAATCATTTTATATTATATACTATATTTTATTTTAAATAAATAATCTTGTAATTTACAATATTTAATCCAGCCAAATAATATCTCTTGGAAGATTCATTTTATAACAAACATAACAACAATAATAACTTAATTGATTATATATTTTTTTTTCACCATTAATTATTTTATAAAAGAATAATTTTTTAGTAGGCATTATAACTTGTAAATCATCTCCAAATATGGTTTTCATATATTTAGTTTGTAATGATAATGTCGGCAATATTAATATAAATGGTTTGTTTAATTCTTTTAATCGTTCTAATACATGGCGTTTGATACTAAATGGAGGATTAGATATTACAATATCACCTTCATTATTTTCAAAGAAATCACCAGTATTACATTTTACATCTTTGCATATTGTTTTAAGATATTCAACCCCTTCATATTCTCCATTACTAAATGCTTCCCAAATTATTTTATCTTTTGGAATATATTGTTGTATATTTTCCCAATCTTTTTTTAATGTATAAAATTCATCATCTTTTCCTTTTCCTTGATGTTTATTTACAAATAAAGCCATTATATATTATATTATATATTTTATTCTCAATAAACATATGAACTTATAACATAAACAATCTATCTTTGATTTAAAACATCTTCTATATACTGGTTTTCCCAGTACTCTATATACATAAGTCCAACTATCTCTATTTTTCCTATAATGAATATTTTTATGTCCAGATGTATTAGTTTTATATTTTCCTTGATTTTGTTGATTTTGTAATGGATTAACCCATCTTAAATTCTCCAATGAATTATTTAATTTATTTCTATCTATATGGTCTATGTATGGATAATTGTTTGGATTAGGAATATAATGTAATCCTAATAATCTATGAATATGAAGTGTTTTTTGAATTGGATTATTTCTTAAACATACAGAATAATAATGTGTTTGTATTACATGCTTCATTTCTTTTCCATTTTTATTAATAACTTTTCCATTTGGATATATATGATAATTTGGAAATCCAATAATTTCCATATTACTATTTATTTATATATATGGCGTCCTTTTTAAATATTTTATCATCACTGTAAAAGTTGCACGCCGTTTGGAGAATATACTAATGATGCTTTTGCTTTTACAAAAATAAATACAGATTGAGGATTATCAGTATTTAAATTACTTTCAAGAGATACACCAAATTGTCTATCCTTGAAATCTTGACCACCATTAAACTGACTATAACGAACACCTACACCAAACAAAGCTCCACCATCTGCAATTTCTGTATATTTAGGAACATCAACAGATGTTATATCCATAGTATAATTACGATTTAGATTGACTGGATTAATAGAACTTCTATCATTTGCTTTTTCTGGAATAATAGAACTAATAAATTGTTTTGCAAGTTGAGGGTCAGCTACGAGAGTATCACTATTTTCACTTAATGATTTATTTGTAGTAATATCAAAATCCATAGGATATTTAACACCACCACGGAGGAATTGAATTCTATCGAAATGTACTAAACTATTTCCAGTATTAGAGGGATAAGTAGTAGCAAGACCATTTGCTGTAAGTGTATTAATATTACGAGACGGACAAAAGGTCATGAAAGCACTCTGGACTTTAGATAGACCAAGAGAATATTGTATCTGTGCATTAGTAGAATTAATAGATGTATATAGAGATGTAAGAGTATTAAATTCCATAGCTCCAGATGATTGAGATGATAGACGACCCATATCTTCTTGTGGAATATCATTAATCTCACAAGTTAGTTTTAGATTTTCAAGAACATAATGAGCATCACTTACATTCTGTCCTCCACCAGTAGTAGAACCAAGACGAGAATATAGACAATTACTATCACTCTCTAAATGAATTTCAAGCTGTAATCCACCAAAAGCATTCTCATGTAGATTAATCATATTTCCACTCATCATAAATCCAGAAGGAAGATGAGCACTAAATTCTTTTTTCTGTGTTCCAGTTGCATTATTAACTACAACTGATTCAAAGAAAGCATCAGCATTAGGCATAGATAGAGTTGTAGAATTTAAATGAGTAGTTAAATCACCTAAAGAACTGGATACACCAAGATAAGACTGAAGCATTTTATTATAATGACGAATATGCTCACAAGTCATTTTTGATTTATTATGACGAATAATAAGCTGTTCCATTACACCATAAATACCAAGACGATTATCCATAGTAATTTGATTAGTATCACCAGTAAGTACTGGAGTAGGGTCTGCAAGATTATCTTTATATACTTTTAAATCACCACATATACGAATAGAACGAGGGTCAAGAATTCCAGCTTGAGATTGTATCGTGAAGGATACAACTGGGAAACCATTTTTAAAACTTACTTTGCCGTTTGCTGGAATATTATCTGGACGAATTTCAACATATCTCGAAGTCATTTTATATAATATAATATATTATATATTTGATAGTAAAATTAATAAAAAAAAATATTGTAAATTACAATGGAAGAATATGAAAAACAAATTCAAGATAGAAGAATTAATTTTATATATTGTTGTTTAATAATTCTTTACATTTATGGATGGATAAAATTATTTTATTTATTGTTGTAAATTACAATATTTAGACAACAACTTCAACTCCACCATTCTTAATAACAAGACGACGGATATGATAAACAAATGCTTGATATATTTTATTTTTTACTGGAACATTAACTGCATCTTCATATTTAAATATACAAGTTAAATCTTTGTTTCTTAAATCCATAGCTCCCCCAAAAATCCCAAACCCCCTTCCTACATTCCAGTTCTCAAGATACTTACTAAAAGACCGAGGAGGAATATCACATTGAGATAATGTTTTTTCAAGTTCATATAAATGGAACTGGTCAATAGAATTTTTAGTAGCACATTTACGAGTAGAGATAGGACGAGATGGAACAAGTTTTCCATCCAATTGATACTGAACAGATGTAAGACCATCACATATACCACTATAACGACTACGAACACTATTTAATTTTCTATCCATAGTATTTTCAGTAATCTTATAAGTTTCTTGATTAAGTGTTTCACTTCCACCAGTCATTAATACTTGATTAGGATAGATTGTACTATCTTGAGGCTGGATGACTAATGATTTTGCCCTTGAATTATTACAGAAGAAATTAAAAGATGTTTGTTTATCACTTGCAAGAGAACTATGTTTATAATTAGTCCAGCTCATAAAATCAAATTCAATTGATTTACCTTCACGAAGTTTAGACATCATACCTTTTTCATATTGAGGGTCTAATTCTATTTTATGTACAATTAAATTAACATTAGACATAGTATAACCAATATCATATGTAGTTGCTTCACTAACCGCCGTGGAATATAAAACAAAATCTTGAGTAATATCAACAGCACCTAAATCATTAGTTCCATCATTAACTAATCCAGCTGGAGTATCTACAAC